AAATTCAACGTCTGCTTCATACGCATTAACAGCTTCATTTGCATTAAATGGTGGTGGTGGTGGTGTAGCATTTCCTTATACTGGTAGTGCTCAAATTACTGGTAGCTTAGGTGTTACAGGTTCATTTACTCAACAAACAGGATATACTATTTTACCTACTGTTTCTTCATCATTAAATTTTGTTGATGATGATGCTGCAGCAACGGGCGGAGTTCCATTAGGTGGTGTTTATAGAAATGGAAACTTTTTATTAATAAGAATAGGTGGTGTAAGTGGAAGTGCTCCTACAGCTTCAGCTTATATAGTTGCTACTGGTGGTACAGTAACAACATCTGGTTCTTATAAAATTCATACTTTTAATTCTTCAAGTACTTTTACAATTTCATCTGTAGGTACTGATCCTACTGATGGAAATAAAGTAGAATACTTAGTAGTTGGTGGTGGAGGTGGATCAGCAGGAGCTAGCTTTGGTAACTATGGTACTGGTGCTGGAGGTGCAGGTGGCTATAAAGCTGCTGCAGGTTTTACTGTAACTGCTCAAGCTTATTCTATTACTGTTGGTGCTGGTGGTGCAGGTGGTGCTCATGCTACTAATTCAGGAGATAGAGGTATTAATGGTACTAATGGTGGTGATTCAATATTTGATACTATTACTGCTAAAGGTGGTGGATATGGAAGTAACTCAGCAGGTGCTGGTGGTGCTGGAGGATCTGCTGGTGGAGGAGGTGGTGCACAATCAGGAGGTACTGCTGATGGTACTTGTGGTTGTGGTAACAACGGTGCTGGAGGAAGTAGTGGTTCACCTTATAATGGTGGTGGAGGAGGAGGAGCTGGTGCTGCTGGAAACGGTGGTGGATCAGCAACTGGAGGTATTGGTCTTCAAAATAGTATTTCAGGCACTAATATCTACTACGCTGGAGGCGGTGGTGGTGGTAATAGTCAAGCTGGAGGAAATGGAGGAGGAGGTACCGGTGGAACACAATCAGGATTGAATGGTAGTGCAGGTGCAAATGGAACTGCTAATTTAGGTGGTGGTGCTGGTGGTACTGGTAACAACGATACTGGTACTGGTCCAGATGGTGCTAATGGTGGTTCAGGTGTAACAATTATAAAATATAAATTTCAATAATATATGTCACATTTTGCTAAAGTTAATTTAGAAGGAGAGGTTGAAAACGTAATTGTTGCAGAACAAGAATTTATAAACACACTATCAGGAAACTGGGTTCAAACCTCATATAACACAATTGGAGGTGTACACAAATTAGGTGGTACTCCACTTAGAAAAAATTATGCGGGTATAGGTTTTACTTATGACCCTAATAGAGATGCATTTATTCCTCCGAAACCATACCCAAGTTGGATTTTAAATGAAGATACATGTCAGTGGGAATCACCAGTTTTATGCCCAACAGATGGTAGATTATTTGAATGGAATGAAGAAGAATTAAATTGGGAAGAAAGAATTAAATCATTATAACATGTCAGTATCACTTTCAGGATCATTAGCAGTAACAGGATCAGTAATTGCAACTTCATTTACAGGTAGCCTACAAGGTGCTGTGCAAAGTAATGATGTTTACAGTTACACATTCTTATTGATGGGAGCTTAAAATAAAATTATTAAACAAAATATATGGCAACAACATACAAAATATTAGGCCAAATAACAGGATCAGTTTCAACAGCATCATTATACACCTCACCAGCAGCTACTCAAACAGTAGTATCTAGCTTAGTAGTAGCTAATAGATCAACATCTAACTCTACTTACTATATTGCTGTTGTTCCTTCAGGTTCAACTTTAGAAGTAAATGATTGGTTAGCATTTAACGTACCAATTTCAGGTAGTGATAGTACAGCATTAACATTAGGTATTACATTAGGTGCTTACGATCAAATTCAAGTATCTGGTTTAGCAACAGGATCTTTCAATTTATTTGGAAGCCAAATATCATAATCTATGTCAGTAGTAAATTTAAGAAGATACTCATTCGCAACAGGACTTACAAAAGGAGGTGACTTTGCAGATATTCCTTATGTAGCACCTAGTGATATTATAATTAGTACTACCAATCTACAATTAAATACTGATGCTCAAAATACAACATCAAATCCAGGATCAGGAACTACATGGTTTGATTTAACAGCAAATGCATACAATGGTACTTTAACTAATGGAGCTGCATTTACAGCAGGCACTCCAAAGTATGTTTTATTAGACGGATCAAATGACTATGTTACTTATGGAGATATTTTAGGAGCCCCAGCAGCAATTACACTTCAAGGTTGGTGGTATGGTACTAATATTAATGGTGCTGGTATTAACATTATGGCCGCTTATTGGACAGATACTGGCAATCAAAGATCAATTATATTTGGTCACAATATTGACAGTGGACAAGGACCAGGAGTATTATTAGATAGATCAGGTACTTTTAGTGACGTACTTAAAGTTCAAAAAGGATCTCAATTATCAAATAACGTTTGGTATCATTTAGCATTTACTTTTAATGGTCAAACTGCAATAATATACCAAGACGGTGTTCAAATAGCTACTGGTGCTTATGGATCAAACTCAGCATTATTTAATTCATCAGATCCTCTTTATGTAGGTAGAGATGGTCAAGGTAGATATTGGGGAGGCAGAGTAGGTGAATTTGATTGGTACAACGCAGCAATAAGTGGTGCAACTGTACTATCTAACTTTAACGCAACTAAAGCAGCATATGGAAAGTAGAAAATATATAATATTTGACGTTTCAGAACTAATTAAAATTAATTTTGATGAAGTAATGGAAACGTCTTCGAATACACTTAGAGTATCATTAGACGGCTCTAAAACGTTTGTTAAATATACTTCAGACGATATGCCTACAAGTGTATCTAATTTAACAACTAAAATAGGTCCATTTGATGAAATGGAAATGAACGTTACATTAGGTAACGCTGATTGGACAATACCATCCCCAACAACAGGTAGTTTATAAACACACAAAAATAATAAAAATGCCAATTCCACAACGCAAACAAGGAGAAGCTGAAGATACATTTGTATCAAGATGTATAGGTGACTTATCAAGCGAATATGATACACCACAAGCAGCAGCTATATGCTATCAACAATTAGCAGTTCATCTAACAATGGACAAAGAATGGCGCAAGTCATTTATAAATTCGCCAGAAGCTACATGTCTTACACAATACAAGCACGTAGGTTCGAACATCAAATGAGGATAACACGTATCGTTATAACAATATAAATTCAAAACTAAAATGGATTCAAAACAAATTCTAAACAAAATTATCACTATGTTAGGCATAGAGGGTAAACAAGTAGAATTAGAGGCATTTGGCAACGGAAACGCTGTCAGCCCAATCTACGGAAAGTTAGAAGGCGGTGGTGCTGTAAAAGCTGATTTTTGGGACTTAGGCCATATGGTCTTTGTTGTTAAAGATGATGGCTCTGAAGTACCTGCTCCTGATGCTGACCACATTATCTACTTGCCAATCGGATTGGCGGGTGGTAACAAAAGATATTTTATCACAACAAAAGGTGGAGTAATTACATCAATGAACTTAGAAGACACACATGGTGGTGTTAAAAAGGACGTTAATGCCTCTGCACAAACAAATTCAGAAATGGAAAACACATTATCAACAGAATTAGGTGCTGAAAAAACCTATGACGAAAAAGAAGCTGTTAAAAAAGAAACTATGGCAGTTGACCCAGCTCAACGCTTAGATGCTTTAGAAGCAGAAGTTAAACAATTACGCGACGATATCGCTAATTTGTATGAAACTAAAAAAGGCGACGATTCATCTGAGGTAGAGATGGGCGTTAAAGTCTATGATGCAGAAGCCGCTGTAAAAGAGGTTCAAAAAGTAGACGAAAGTAGAGGTGGTAAATTGCAAATGAGCAATTCCGCAAAGAAATTCACTGGTGCTCCAGTTGAAGAAACAACAAATTTAAGTGGTTTATTTAAAAGCAAAAAAGAAGGAACTATGTTAGGTTCTGTACTTGCTAAAATGAGTAACTCTAAATTCTAATAAGTAAAAATAATTAATTAAAATTAAACATTTAGTAAAAATGGCAACAACAACATCGATAACCACAACCTATGCCGGTCAATTTTCAGGCAAATATATAGCTGCTGCGTTATTAAGTGCACCTACTCTAGATAAAGAGTATATCACTATCAAACCAAACATCAAGTACAAAGAAGTAGTTAAAACATTAGCACAATCAGGTATCATCGTAGATGCATCTTGTGATTTTACAGCAACTGGTTCTGTTACTTTGAACGAAAGAATCTTACAACCAGACGAATTCCAAGTTAACACTCAATTGTGTAAGAAGGATTTCCGTTCTGATTGGGAAGCAATTGAAATGGGTGTATCAGTTTATGATAACTTACCTGCTTCATTCACAGATTTCTTGATTGCAAACACTGCAGGTCAAGTAGCTGCTCAAATCGAGACTAATATTTGGTCTGGTTCAGCTGCAGTAAATGGTCAATTTGCTGGTATGATCAATTTGATCAGTCAATCAGCTGCTTTACCAACTGCTAACTTCGTTACTCAATCTGCTCCAACAGCAGCAAACGTAACTGCATCATTATTAGCTGTAGTAAACGCTATTCCTAACACAGTATACGGTAAGGAAGATTTATACATCTACGTATCAACTGCAACAGTTAAAGCTTACCAAACAGCTTTAGGTAGTGCTAACTACCAATTCAATTCATTCACTGGATTCGCTCCTTTATCATTCCAAGGTATCAGCTTAGCATGGTGCCCAGGTATGCCAAGTGGTGTTACAATTGCAGCACAAAAGAGCAACTTGTTCTTCGGTACAGCATTGATGAGTGATAAGAATGAAGTTAAAGTATTGGATATGGCTGATTTAGACGGATCTCAAAACGTTCGTATTATCATGAGATATACAGCGGGTGTACAATTCGGTATCATAGGTGATATCGTTTTAGCAGGTCCAGCTGGTATCGGTGGAACAACAGTATAATAACTGAACAATATAGAATGGGGGTGTAAAAGCCCCCATTTAACCAAATTTGACTCAAAATAAAAATTTAATAACATGGCATGTAATATTTCATTAGGATATAATGAACCTTGTAAAGACAGTATAGCTGGTCTTACCGCCGTGTATTTCATGAATTACAACACAGGAAGCTTTACATTAAATGCTACTGACGTTGTAACTGCATTCCCTTCAGCATCTACTGCTTATAAGTATGAATTGAAAGGAACTAATGGATACACAGAAACTGTTAACACGTCACGTGATAATGGTACTACTTTCTTCTCTCAAGTGTTAAGCTTACAATTGAAAAAATTGGAAGCAACTGCAACTAAAGAGTTGAAATTATTGGCTTATGGTAGACCAAAAATTGTTGTAGCAGATAGAAACGGTAATGCGTTTTTAGTTGGTAAAAATGAAGGTGCTGATATGACTGGTGGTACAATTACTACTGGTACAGCATACGGAGATTTATCAGGATACACAATGCAATTTACTGGTAACGAAGTTCTACCAGCTAATTTCTTGACAGGTTCAACATTAGCAAACCCATTCGCTGGTGTTTCTAATGCTCCTACTATCGTTTACGGTACAAATAGCTAATACAGGGTTTCACAATACTCTGTCCACTATAGCTCTACATAGATAGCTCCCTGTTCTGGGGGGCTATCACTATGTTCATCAAATAAAAATACAATTAATGGTTATAGCAGTATGATAGTAGTATCCCCAAATACCAGTGCAACAGGTTCAGTTAGATTTTCTGTGCGTACACGACCTACATCTTCACTTGGAACATTCGTTGTTAGAATGAATTATATAAATGAAGAAAACCAAAAATCAGGTAGTGTAACAGTAACTGCATCCTATAGTTCAACTGATTTTTTAAACGTAACAGCATCACTATATGCTTCAGCTAGTAATTTTTATAGCTTTCAACTTATACAAATGAGTGGCAGTGTAGAATGTAATGAATTATATCGTGGAGAATTATTACCAACAACATCATCAGCAACAATAGTAAATAGTCAACCATTATTCTCATATACTGGGAGTAATGATACATTTATAATATATTCAGTTTAATATGGAAAATCAAAATACAATACCTAACGGAAACGGAAAAGGTGTAGTTAAAGTAATTAATTTATCAGGTGGGTACATTTTACCTAGAATATCTGAATCAACAAATAAGCGTAAAGCCTGGGTTGAATTTGGTATTGATGGTATGGATGATTTCTTCAATACATTAATCAAGCGTTACGAAACATCTCCAACCAATCAAGCATGTATTGATGGTACAACAGATTTAATTTATGGTAAAGGTATTAAAGCAAAAGATAGATTAGATTTAGAAGAATATCTTTACACATTAACTACTGAAGACGAAATCCGTAAAATAGTATTTGACTATAAATTATTTGGTAACGCAGCAATACAATGTGTATTCAATGCAGACAGAACTAGAATAGTTAATTTCTATCACTTACCATCAGATACAATCCGTGCTGAAAGAGTAAATGATCAGGGTATTATACCTGGATTTTATTATTCAGCTGATTGGACAAACAAAAATATTAAACCAAAATATATTCCTGCATTTGGTCAAAACCAATTTGAAGATGATGTACAGGTAATTTATATGAAGCGTTACGCTCCAGGTAAATTCTATTATGGTATTCCTGATTACTACTCTGCAATTCAATATTGCGCTGTAGAAGAAGAAGTATCAAACCTACATTTAAACAATATATTAAATAACTTCATGCCTAGTACAATCATTAACTTTAATGGTGGTGTACCAGCAGTTGAAGAACAAGCGATGGTTGAAAATAGCATTGCAAACAAATTTACAGGTACTACAAACGCAGGTAGATTCATTTTATCATTTAACGATAATCCAGAATATAAAACAACTGTTGAGATGTTACGTCCAGAAAACTTACATCAACAATACGACTTTATAGCTGAAGAATCATCTCGTAAGATTATGTTAGCACATAGAATTACCTCACAAATGTTATTCGGTATTAAAACAGCAAACGGATTTAGTTCAAACGCTGATGAATTAAAAACATCATACGAAATTATGTTGGCATTAGTTATTCAGCCTTTTCAACAAGAGATAATTAAAACAATACAAGGTATAGTTGAATTTAATGAAATTGATGGTGAATCATTATATTTCTCTCCACTTATCCCATTCGGTTTCTTAGCTGAATTAATGGATGATGCAGGTGCAGCTAATGCTAAAGCAATGATTGAAAACCCAAATGCTGATTTGCCTGATGCAGTTGCTACACCAGCAGAAGGTGATGGTTCAATGGCTCCAAATCCTAACGAAACAATAGGTGATGTTGTAGGACCAGAAAATACAGGTGAACAAGGAACTTAAAAAATTAAAAATAGAAGATAATGAGTTTAAATATTTTATTCTGCTCCAGAAATGATATAGTTAAAAGAACACCATTAGGTGGAAACGTTGACCCCGATAAAGTAATACCGTTTGTAAAAACGGCTCAAGACAAATATTTGTTGATTGCTCTAGGTACTGTGTTATACAATTATTTACAAACACAAGTTGCAGCAGGTACACTAACTGGCAATTATAAAACATTAGTTGATGATTATATTATAGATACTTTAGTACATTATGCAATGGTTGAAGCATTACCGTTTTTAGCTTATAGTATAGGCAATACAGGTATTACTAAAAACCTAAATTCAGAGCAAGGTGCATCACCAAACAAAAATGATATTGATTATCTGTTACAAAAAGAATTAGCAACAGCCCAGTTCTATGCTGAACGTTTAGTTAACTACTTGATTGCACAAAATACTCTATATCCACAATACACAGCAACTACAGGATTCAGTGATAACGTATATCCAGACAAGGGTCAACAATACAGAAACGGATGGGTGATCTAAACAAAACATATCTAGGCTATAAACCTAAAGATGATAATATAGTTAAACTAACGCAGTATCTGCGCGCTAAAGGCGTTTTAACAGCTCCAAAAAACGCGTTAAATACTAAGTTTACTAATTTAGCGTCAAATAAAATATTACGCAATAAACGCTTTTAAACATGCAAACATATTATTCAGTCACTAATTTTTTCAACAACGTTTGCACAGCGCATCCAAACATAAAGTCATTTACTTTGGGTGATTTGTATACTGTTGATATGAAAAAATCACAGTTATTTCCTTTAGCGCACTTAATAGTTAATAATGTTAATATTGATTCAGGATTAATGACATATAACGTTACATTAATGGTAATGGATAGAGTAGCTGACATAACACCAGATTCATATGGTAGTTACAACAACTTATTAAAAAACTATAAAGACGTTACTAATATAATTGATGTACACAATACATCTTTAATGACGTTAAACGATATTGTATCTTACATTTACAGAGATCCTCAAGCAGGTGAATTAATTGTAAATGGTAGTTCATTAGCAACACCATTTGAAGAACGTTTTGATGATTTACTTGCTGGATGGGCAGTTGATATGAATATAGCTGTAGGTAATACTCAGGATATGTGTGCAATTGTTATTAGTGATGCGTTAGCAAATGGTGGTGATGTTGTATGTTAGCTCAACCAATTATAGAAGCAGAAAAGAAATGGGCTCAGCTAGTTGTAACAAACGCTAAGTCCATCTTAATACGCAACAAAAAAGTTGCTAGTGGTAGACTAATTAATTCTGTGCGTTATACAATTAATTCTCAAGGTAAAATCAAATTTTTATATGATAAAGATGGTAAATGGGTTACCAGCGGTAGAAAACGTAATTCACGATTTCCACCGCCTGCTGCTATATCTAAATGGATTAAACAAAAAGGATTAAGAGGTAGAGATGCTAAAACGGGTAGATTTATAAAAGATAAAACATTAACATACTTAATTTCACGCGGTATTGCTAAAAAAGGTATTAAACCATTACCATTTATGAAAATGGCTATAGATAAAACAATTAAGCAATTACCTAAAATTCTTAAACCAGTGGTAGCTAAATCAGCAAAAGCACAAGTGCTTAAAGATATAGGTTTAATCAAACCATAAAATTACATTTTAATGTTATAATAACATGCCAATACAAGTATTACAAAAACCATCAGACGTTCAATCAGCACAATCACCAATTGTGTTTTCCGTAATTACATCTGGTAGCGAAGCAAACGCATACACAGCTAGTGGATTTCAATATACCGCTAATTTATATATTTGGTCAGGTACTACAGCTCAATCAGGTTCGTATTTGTACCAGTCACGCAAATATCCAAACACATCAGGATCAGGTATATTTGATTTTAGTAAAATGATTAATTCAACATTAACTGATTTATCTGCTGAAAACGGGAGTAATTTAAAATTTTATAAAGTTGATTTTGGATTTCAATATGAATCAGGTAGCAGTTATGTTACGCAATCAGGTGCATTAACATCTGTTAGTTGTTCTGTTGGTGGTACATTATTTAAAGCATACGATGGTTATTCTTTATTTCCAGAACAAATTAATACAAGTCTATATAGTGGATCAAATGGAGCTTTTCCAATTATGTCTGATATGTGGACTGTAACTCAATCTGTATTAGAAAACGATGTAACAAAAATAGGTGCAGCATCAACTGGAACTTCTCAAAGAGGTATATCATATTTTAGAGGACAAAGTGATAATGTAATTCCAAATCTAATTGCAATTACAGCTAGCTATACTACTGGTACTAAAATTAGTGCTAGTTTAGCAATAGCACAAGGTACTACCACTGCTGGACAAATCCAATTTAATGGTTCAGCTCCAGGTGATGGTGGTTGGCCTTTTTATGGTGGTACTGCTACTATACCTCTTACTAACTTAGATACTTATGTGTTTAATACTTATAGTGGAAGCCTTAAATTAGGACCTAGTGTTAATTACGAAGTTGTTTGTAAACATTATTACGAACCAGTAAGAATTGCTTATAAAAATAGGTATGGTCAGTTTGATTTTATAAATTTCTATAAGCGTCATGATAATCAGTTTAATACTGAACAACGTATATACCAACCACAATTAGGTAGTTGGCAATCATCTACTTTATCTTATAATGGATTTCAAACACGTCAACAACGTTATATTGTTGATGCTACTGAAGTAATAACATGTAATACAGATTTTTTACAAGAAGGATATAATGAATTAATAAAACAACTACTTGTATCTGATGAAATATATTGGTTATATGAAAACATTGATGTTAATGGTGATCCAGGAGGTTTTGATTCTTTTACCAATATTAAACCATTAACAATACAAACAAATAGCCTTCAGTTTAAAACAGGCGTTAATAATAAATTAATTCAATACACAATAACATTTGACATTGGTCAGCCATATAAACTAATTCTGTAATGGGAGTTTTAACTACACAAGGATATAGAGGTAAACTGGTTGATAAGTTAACTGGAACTATTTTAGATCAATTTAGTGATGAAGATATTAAGGTATCTAACAATATACTTGATTTATTTGATTTAGGTGAAATTCCAGGCACATATACACAACAAATTACTTTACCAGGTACTAAAAAGAATAATGCTTTTTTTGAACAATATTATGATATTAGTATTTATGAACCAGATATATTCAATACTAATCAAGTAGTCGAAGCATATCTTGATTTTGATGAATTTTATTTAGTAAACGGCTATTTACAATTAAATAAAGTAAATGTAATTCAAAATAAATTCGTTGACTCATACGAGGTAACTCTATTCGGTATTATTTCTAATTTCAGTATTGACACAAAATCGTCTTTTCTAACAGATTTGAGCACTTTAAGCGCTTATAACCATACAGCTTCATACGATAATATTAGTGCTAGTTGGCAACGAAATTTATTTAGTGGAGATATAGTTTATCCAATGGCTGAATATGGACAAAATATCTACTATTCACAAATTGATTTTGATGGTATAGATGATAATACAAATGCATTAGTAGTTCAAGACTATAAACCAGCAATTCGTATCAAAAAAGTATGGGATGCTATATTTAATGAATTTGGTTACACATACACTGGATCGTTTTGGAATGAACCATTCTTAAATGATGTTTATTTAAACTGTAATAATAATTTACAGGCACCTGTATTTTTCCCAGATATTGAAGGATACGGAACAGGTAGAGTAACAAACGTATCAGGTTCAGCTCCAATTAATTTAACAGCAGCTGTATCATCAAGTTTTTTATTTTCTGCAGTATCTTCTAATAGAGATGGTAAATTTGCTATTGATTCAACTTATACAAAGTATACAGTAGATCAAAGAACTACTTTAGATATGACTTTGGATTTAGCATTTCAAGTAAGTGCATCTGGAGCAGCAGGTAGTGGTATGCCAGCTTGGTACATTACATGGGTAAATGATTCTACTGGATTAGTTCAAGATACTCAAGTATTAGCTGGACCAATCAACAATTATATTACCACAATACGAGATTCTAGAACAATTACTATTACTGAAACATTTAATTTAAAAAATGTTCCTATTGTATCAGCAACATTACCCGCTGGTACTTATAGAATTTATATTGTATATCAAGTTTATGGTACAAATAATTTTACAGTTAAATTAAATCCAGATGCTAGTAATTTATGTGCTTTATCTATAAATAGAGTACGACAGGCAGGCGATCAGCAAGTAATGGATATTCCTAGTAATATGCCTAATGGTACATCTGGAATTAAAGTAATGGATTTTATACGCAGTGTACAAAAGAAATTTAATCTAATAATTTATCCTAGTAAACAAAATCCAAATCAATTTATAATTGAAACGTTTAATAATTGGTATAAACAAGGTACAATTAAAGACTTTAACAAATACATAAATGTTAAAGATAAAATTACATTTACCCCAGCTAATCAATTAGGATATAAACAAGTTAAATTTAGTGATGCAACAGATACTGATTATATAACAACACTATTTAAACGTACTAATAATAGAACGTATGGTGAATCTAATTATTATGATTCAGGCTCATATTATTCACAAGGTACACTTAATGTAATTAGTGATGTATTAGCATCAGGACCATTAGGTCAAGTACCAGGTTCAGTTTACACAGGCTCTATTAATACAGTTACTGGTTGTTCAACATATCAAATTAATTATGGTGGTGAAGGTCCACTTGGTTCTTCAAAAGCTTACTATACAACTTGTGCAGGTTCTCCTGCTACACAAAGTATGGGTGGTGGTACTGTAAATGCTTGGATTTGTGCTAGAACAGGAACAGTAACATTAGCTGGTAGTCAAATAAGTTGGGAATTACAAGGTAACTGTTCAACACCTCCAACAGGTAGTGCTACAGGCAGTGGTAATCCAATGTGGGTACCTTATTATATATCTAATGACAAATATGATCCAGCAAGAGTATTACCGCGTTTAATGTTTTATAACGGATTAGTTAATGTTTCTCCTTATTGGATTCAAGGTTATTATGATAGTACACAAGCTGTTATACAATCAAACAAACAAACACAATATCCTTATTTTGATGTTTATTCTACTGGTAGTTTAAATGGCACTGCTTCAATATATCCACAATTAAATTCTAAATCATTACTTTACAACAATGAGCAATCAGTATGGGGTACAACTCCTACTGGTTCATTAGTAAGTGAATATTGGGATACTTATTTAGCATTACTATATAATCCAAGAACACGGTTAGTTGATGCTAGTGCCGTAATTGGTTTAGCTGATTATTTTGATTTAGAATTAAACGATATAGCTGAATTTAGAGGTAACTATTATCACTTAAGAGCAATTAACGATTATAACTTAACTACAGGCGAGTGTAATATTCAAATGTTAGGACCTATTATATCAAATACTATTTCAAGTATATTAAGTGGATCATGGGCGCCTACAACTGATGCTTGTGCATTTACTTACTCAGCATCTTATTTACCTTATGCTACAACTTATTCATTAGGATATAGTACAAATAGTTCATCTGCTTGTTTAGAAACACCAGAAACTTATTATTTACTATCGGGTAGTGTAATTGCTAGTGGAAGTAAAATATGGGATGACATATATTTTGAAACTGCTAGTACAAACGGATTTTACGCTACTGGTGGATTTAGTTATCAAGTAGTAAATGGACAATTTAATGGTGTAAGTGGAAGTTGTTATAATTTTATATCAGCATCTGGAGGTACAATCGTTGAATCAGGTGATTACAGATATCACTATTTTAATAGTAATGGTACGTTTACTGTTTCTTCTACAGGTAGTGCTCCTGTTAACTCAATTGACTACTTAATTGTAGGTGGTGGAGGAGGAGGTGGTGGTATGCGCTACGCAACTATGGGAGGTGCTGGTGGTGGTGCTGGTGAATATGTTACTGGATCATTCTCAGCTACTTTAGGATCACTTAATGCTGTTCGTGGTAATGGTGGTGCGGCTGGAAATGCTGCATTTCCATATACTTTTGGATTTTCAGGTAGCAATGGACAAACTTCAAGTTTCAATAGTGTTACTGCAATTGGTGGTGGGGGTGGAGCTGGTTCTCCAGATACAGCAGGATATGTTGGATCAAATGGTGGATCTGGTGGAGGAGGAACAGGATATTTAAATCCTCAAGGTGATCCAGGTGCAGCAGGAGGTACTGGAGTTGGTTCTTATAGAGGAAATAATGGTGGAGCAGGTGGTGTAAATGGAGGTGGAACTCCTAATAATGGAAATGGTGGTGGAGGTGGTGGAGGTGCTGCTGGTAATGGTGGTGGCGCTGGTGGCGGTGGATCCTCAGGTGGTGGACCAGGTTCACAATGGTTAGATGGAAACTACTACGCAGGTGGTGGTGGAGGAGGAAGATATCTACCAGATAGTAATGTAGGTCAAGGTGGTATTGGTGGTGGTGGTACTGGTGGAAGTAATCCATATATTATACCTGGAAGTCGATTAACTCCTGGGACTGCTAATACCGGTGGTGGTGGTGGAGGATCAGGTGTTGAAGATTCTTCTTCTTCTAATCGTAATGGTGCAGCAGGTGGTAGTGGTATTGTTGTAGTAAGATATAAATATAAATAAGAAAAAATGCCAGATATACAATATAAATTAACATTACAATCAGAAAGCTTAAATAGTGGACCTTACTATGTAGTAACTTATTCTACAGGATCAGCAACATATTTTCCTGTAGTTAGTGGTTCACCCGCTTATTTACCTAATACAGGTAGTAATGCTACAGTAGTGATTACTTCAGGATCATACGCTAATCTATCATTTAAATTAAATAATGGTGTAGGTGGTGATTGTGAATTATGTAATAATGATGTTGTATATATTGTAACAGGATCTGCACCTGCTCCTCCTCCGACACCAGCACCTACAACTCCTGCACCTACAACACCATCTCCAACTCCAGCACCTGGCCCAACGCCTGCTCCAACAACACCTGCTCCAACAACCCCAGCACCAACTCCTTCAGAGTGTTCATCTACATCATGGAGAATTAATAATAGTTCAAATCCATATGATGTTTATTGGAGCGGAACTAATTGTGATGGAGGTCCTTTAGGTGGAACTGTTGGTGCTTTTTCTACTTTAAATGGAACAGGATGTGTTAAAGACGGTACATTAACTTATACAGGATTTCCAATAGTAACTGTTTCAGCAATTTGTTAAAATAAACACACATGATACAAAATATAGACATAGAAAGTATTGTTACAATGATGAAAATGTTGCCTAAGCAATATAACACACCAGCAATTAAAGTAGCAAAAGGTAAAAATAAATTACCAACAACATTAAGAGAAATAATTAAAAAGTTTAAAAATGGCTGATGAAACCGTAGACATAGACGTCAATATTAATACTAATACAGGTGAAGCTGAGGGTAGCTTTAAAAGATTACAATCTCAAATTAGAGAAACTACAACTTTACTGCAAGAAGCAGAAGCTGCTGGTGATCAAGCATCCTTTAAAAAATATAAAAATCAATTAGATGATTTACAGGATCAATTAGAAATAACTAATTTAAAACAACAGCAATTTGATGATACTCTTGCTGCTGCTCCAGGTCCATTAGGTAAAGCAGGTCAAGCTGTTAAAGCGTTTGACGGTGCTATGAAATTCTTAGCTGCAAATCCAATTATTGCTATTTTAGCTGGTTTAGCTGCAATATTATTTGCTGTTAAAGAAGCAATGGAAAAAACTACAGAAGGTCAAAAAGCATTATCTCAAATAACTGAAGCATTTGGTAATATAATTACACCAATTATTGAATTTATATCAGCCGTAGCAGTACCCGTTGTACAATTATTTGCTGATGTTGTTAATGGACTTGCTGTTGCTTTAGGTTTAGTAAATGAAGAACAGGTTGCAGCACAAGAATCATATAAACAATATGCTATTGATGTTAAGAAAGCCAATGCAGAACTACAAGGACAAATTGATATATTAGAAGCTAAAGGTGAAAAAGAAGCAGATATTGCAGGTAGATCAAAACAAATAATTGATAATGAAATATCATTACTTGAGAAAAAAAGAGCAGCATTTGGTGTATTATCTGCAGAAGAAGAAGCACAAATTGTATCATTACAGAATAAAAAAGCAGTAATTGATGCTAAAGAACAAACTAGATTAGCTAAAGTAGCAGAAGAAGCTATTAAAGCTAAAAATGAATTAAATAAAAAACTAGATCAGATTGACATTGATGCTATTAAAAATAAAGAAGTAGCAGATATTTCTGCCAGACAATCAAAATACTTTAATGATTTACGTGATTTAGAAAAAGACTTAGAATTTATTAAATTATCTGAAGAGAGAAAAGCTTATTATAGAGAACAATTACAATTAGCAGCTCAACAAGATATAGATGAGATTAATAAAAATGCTAGAATAAAAGCATTTCAAGATGATTTAGATATTTTACAGGCTCAACGATTAACATTATTAGCAGGTACTGATGCTTATTTAGCTAACGGATTAGCAATTGAAGAGAATGCTTATCAACAAAAAATTGAGAATGCTGAAGGTAATGCAAAGAAATTACAAGCAATTGAAATAGAGCATGAAGCAAATTTAGCAAATATTAGATTACAAGCAGCAATTGCTGAAAAACAACTTCAATTAGATAGATTAGCTGTAATTGGTGGTATTGGTAATTCATTAGCTCAATTAGCTGGTAAAAATAAAGCATTAGCCATTGCTGCAATTACAATTGAAAAAGCAGCTGCTGTAGGTAGCATTGTTGTTAATACTCAGATTGCTAACTTAAAAGCAGTAGCAGCGAGTCCATTAACATTTGGACAACCTTGGGTTACTATCAATACGATTGCAGGAGTTTTAGCAGCCGCAGCAGCAATAGCTTCAGGAGTTAAAGCAATACAAGAAATTAATTCAGTTCAAGTACCAGGTTCAACTGCAGGTAGTGGAGGTAGTGGTGGTAGTACTGCAACTCCAGCTTTTGCAGCAGGAGGTAATATTGGAGCTCCTCAAATTGGACCTACATCAGCACAACAAGGTACAATAGCAGGTATAACAGCAGGTACAATGGCTGCAAACAATTCAACTGATAGACCAATTAAAGCATATGTTGTTGGTAACGATGTTACTACAGAACAACAATTACAAAGAAGATTACGCACAATGGCTCGATTAGGAGGCTAATTTTGTGTTATAACAATATAATAAAATACCATGGCAGACATTAAGAAAAAAGTATATAGTATGTTCATTGACGAAGAGGATATGGACGCGGGTGTATTTGCAATATCATTAGTTGAAAGTCCAGCTATTGAAGCAAATTGGATCACTTTATCTAAACAACTTAAAATTGAATTAGCTACTGCTGATACTGAAAAACGCATTTTATTAGGCCCAGTATTAATTCCAAATAAATTGATTCCTCGTTTAGACGAACAAACAGGTGAAGAATACGACATTAAATTTGATGAAGCTGTAATTGAAAAAGCAGCACAATTATATATGATGCGTCAACATAACAACGACGCTACATTAGAACACGCAGAATCAATTGATGATTTAAGTGTTGTTGAATCTTGGTTAGTTGTAGATTCAAATAATGATAAATCAAACGCATATGGCTTATCATATCCTAAAGGAACATGGATGGTAATGATGAAAGTTAACAATCCAACTATTTGGGAAGATTATGTAAAAAACGGTATAGTTAAGGGATTTAGCCTAGAAGGACTGTTTGGACATAATTTAGTGGAAGCATCAAAGCAAGCGCATTTAGTGTCTTTATCTGAGTTGACTGATATTTTTGATAGCGAGTATGCTGAAGAAATGTTAGCATCAATCAAAGGTATCATTAAAAAAGATGGTAGACTAAAAGATGGCCAACGTGTTGAATTAGAAACATACAATGACTATCCAGATACAGTTAAAAACGCCGCTAAACGTGGCATTGCATTAAATGAAAAAGTTAATAATAGATGTGCCACTGACGTCGGGAAGATTAGGGCCCAACAATTGGCTAACGGTAGAAATGTATCTATACAAACCATCAAGCGCATGTACGCCTACACTTCACGAGCTAGAGAGTTTTACAACCCAGATGATACAACAGCATGTGGCACTATCTCTTACTTATTGTGGGGAGGAGATGCAGCTAATAGATGGAGCGCAGCTAAATTAAAAGAATTAGGATTATTTAATGGTGAAACCGCTGTTTCAGTTGGTTCATCATACGCTGGTCAATTTGGTCCAGGCAAAAAATATAAAGCACCTGCTCAATTAGCTAAGGAAGCTGAAATAGACATATTTGGATATAAAACTAAACAATTTTATATTTGCCCAGGAGCATTAGGTACATTTGAAGATTTAAAATCAGCAACTAATTTAGATGAAGATACAATTGGTATGATACGTTCAGCAGCACAAATAGCTGATAATGTATTTAAAATTGAAAAAGATGCTATTGAAAATGGTAGTACAACACAAAGAGAATTAGATGAAGCCGTTGTATTAGTAAATGATTTTAAAGACTTAATGTCTGAAATTGATGAAATTGTAGGTACTAAACATGATGTATCTTATATGGATGGTCATATTGTAACAATTAAATCATATTTGTCAGTTGAATTAGCTGAATTTGAACAAGGTCCATGCCAAGCAGGATACGTTCAGATTGGTATGAAAGATAAGAATGGCAGAATGGTACCTAATTGTGTTCCAGAAGATAAAGTAGGTAAATAATGTTTAACGCAATAAGATCATATCAGGATAAGCTTAACAAATACGCTGAATTAGGTCGCAAACCTAAAGACACATTAGTTATAGCTGATAGTAGAGAGTTAGCAGAAGAGATAAAGCAAAACATGATTGATGAATCTGAATTAGCTGGTCATAATAATACTGGTACAATGGAAAATAGTTTCAGTGTAAGACCAAACGGCGGTGGTGATTATGCTATTAAAGGAGTTGATTATACTAAGTACGTAAATGGTAGAGATAGAGAAGCAGATGGTAGTGGATTTGTAGATGATGCTGTAAATCAAGCATTACTCGATTTAGGCGGTGACGCTGAAGTAATAATTTAATTATGGAAAATATTTATACAGTAATTATAACTGCAATAACCACATTAGGTGGAGCAAGTGCATGGAGATATTTCGAAAAACGAGCATCACACAAAGAGGACGATGAACGTTTTATTCGCAATGATTGCCAGAGTAGAATTACAAAATTAGAAGCATTATTAGAAAAAAGTTCAGTAGAGAAGGACGAAATGAGACAACAGATACTAGGATTAGTAGCTGAAGTAGCAGCGTTAAGAACCGAAATTAAGTATTTAAAAGATAGTAAGTAAACGTTTTGGTATTCATGTACCATTTGTGTGTTTATGTGTAGCCCCGTTAGAAATAACGGGGTTTTTTATGCCAAACATTGGCTACAATTCTTCCCTCCAAACGGAGAAACTATTACAGGTGCTGTGTGCAGAAAAACGGCAACCGGGAACGTTAAACCCCGTTGAACCGATTAAATCGGTCCCGTGTTGATCCACTCCAACCTTGCCATTAACTAGTGGGACACGTTGACATTACAGTCGTTATGTTTATCTATGTGCAGCAATGAACTATTACATTATGCTTGTGTGCGATTATAAATATAGCAAAGAACTCTGCCCATATGAAGAAAAATAATTTTATTTCTTTGGTGTTTTGAAAGATAGGACGTATATTTATTGACACAAACACATATTATGGAAATAACAAAATACTGTTCTAAATGCGACACAACAAAACCAATTGAACAATTCTCCAAATCAAAACGTAGCGCTGATGCATATAGCTATACGTGCAAGTCATGTATTAAAGTATATCAATTAGCCAATAAGGAAAAACTTAAAGCGTATCAACGCGAATACCAACCACAATACAAGGCGGAACATAAAGAAGAATTAGACCAATATTTAAAAAATTGGCAGAAAGCTAACCCAGAAAAAGCACGTGCACATGTAGCAGCATCTAAAGCTAGAAATGCTGAACATTATAAAACATACCAACGTGAATGGGCACGTAAAGATAGGTTACGTAAAAAATTAGCTAAACAACAACAGCCTAATGACTAATAGCCAATTAGTAGAACAAACGTATCGCAAACATCATACCTGGTTACTTCAAGTATCATATAATTTTACCAATAGTAAAGATAAATCACAAGAATTAGTTCAGGATTTATATCTTAAATTAATGGAATATAAAGATGTTACTAAAATAATGTTTAAAGATGATGTTAATTTATTTTACTTATATAAAATGTTAAGATCAATTTATTTAAACGGCTTAAAACGCTCAAAATCAAGTCTACCATTAGATGATGATTTATTAAACAAACCAGCAGATGAATATTCTTATGAAGCAGATAACGATTTTGAACGTATGTTGGAATTAACAAATCAAGCATTAGATGAATTTAACTGGTTTGATAGTCATTTATTACGTGTTTATTTAGATGAAGATCATTCAATACAATCATTACATAAAGCAACAACAATATCAGCATCAACAATTTGGTCATCACAACAAAAAATAAAAAAATATGTTAGAGAATATGTCAACAAAAACATGTAGAGCCTGTAAGCAAGACAAACCAATAGAATGTTTTAATAAGGATAAATCTAGAAAAGATGGTAAATGTCCTAGATGTAAAGCGTGTGATTTAGTAGCTACATCTAAATGGAGAGAAAATAATTTAGTTAAGAAAAATATATATGATAAACAGTTTTATTATAAGCATAAAGCTAAGTATGATGAAATGGTTGATGTAAAACATAATAGTATTGATCCAGCTATCTATATGATTAAAAATATAATCAATGGTAAATGTTATATTGGTACAAGTAAAGCACCTTATAGACGTGTTTATCAACATCTATCATATCGTAAAGATTTAAATAGTAACTATCCAAGCCCATATGAATTAGCATGTGATATTGACAAATATGGTAAAGGAGCGTTTGTGTGGGGAGTAATGGAACATGTGACAAAAGAAAATAAATTCACTAAAGAACGTGAATATATAAGTATATATCAACCTGAATACAATAATAGAAAATAATATGAAACTAGGAAACTTTGTGGAAAAATTAATAGCAATCGTTACATTAGGATATGGACATCGTATTGCACAGTATGTGGCTAATAAAATGGGTTATGAATCGTGTGGATGTGAAACGCGTAAAGAATGGCTTAATACGTTATTTGTAAAAAAAGACATAAAATTATAACATGACACTAGAACAAGCACAAGAAGTTAAAGACATTCTAAAAACAATACACGACCATATTCCAGCAACACATGTTGACAGAATATTTCATTACTATAAAAGTTATATTGATCCACATGCTGGTAAACCTTGTACATGTAGTCCTAAAGACTGGAATAGAATGTTAATTGAATTAAAAAATAAAGTAGAAGCTACATTAGCAAGTTATGAACAAATACAAAATCAACCAGAAGAAAGTACCTCATCCAAACGTGGTAGGAAAAAAGGAATTAAAACAACTTTATAATATAATGGAATCAATTAAATATGAAACAAATCCTATGTCTGATGAGGAACGAGACAAATTAAATAAAGAATATAAAATAGGTCCTTATCGTGAGTGGACAATTAGTTTACCTAGGATGAAAGAAATAGAGAAAATAGTTAGTGATATACATACTCATTATGGTCCTAAAACAATGAGTAAAAAACCATTTGGTGCTGGATTAGGAACAGGTAAAAGACAATTAGAAGCAGAACGAGAAAAATTAATATCAGAAATAGAAAATGGCTAAATCATCAGCGGGCAGAGTAACTAAATTAACATTTGGTAAACGTAAATCAGGTAAAGCAAAAAAATCATATGGACCAACAGAACAAAAACCTAAGCGTTATAGAGGACAAGGACGTTAGTGAACAAGAAGCAGTACGTGAATACGTTGATGCTATAGAAAATAACATTGAATACTTTAAAGAGTGGGCTGCTATCTATAAAACACAAAAAGATATAGCACAACAAAAAGTAAGTATTTTAGAAATGAAGGTTTTACAATTAACAGAAATAATAAGACAGTACCAAAATGGCACAATGTAGACAATGTAGTAAATGTAAAGAAATAAAACCATTAACTGAATACTATAAACGTAGTCAAAGTAAAGACGATGGTGTAGCTAGACAATGTAAAATGTGTACTAACGCTAACTACAAAGCATATTGGAAACGCACTGCAATTAAACAATCACAAAAACGACATGCTAGACAAATACGGGTTGATATACAAAATAACGAATACAACAAACCAGAGATATTACATTGGGAAAAAATGTCTGCATAAAGGTAAAGCATGGGACAAATACTGGGGTAGTAGTAAGGATTTAATAGCAGATATGAAGATAATAGGTAAGGATAAATTCAATAAAGAAGTATTACAATATTGTGAATCCAGCTATGAACTCAGTTACTACGAGATAGAACATATGATCAAACACAATTGGCTCAGTGATGATTGCTATAATCAGAATATGAGCGGACGATATTTTAAATCAAAATTAACACATAATGAAAACAGAAACAACACGATTTGATGCCATAATTGGTAAATTAGATGAACCCGCATTAGACCCAAATGCATTTTACTTATTAGATTTAGACAAAATCAATACAATTGATGATGTTAAAGCAGTATTTAATGCGCTTGGATTTAATTTCATAGGTAACCATCCACGCATTACTATGATAGCGCATTTGTTAAATAGAAATAATCCAATATATCCACCTGCAGCATTTGAGGTAGAAACGGATTTGAGTAAATTAGATGATTATCCTGATGTAGTATCAGCAGACGGATATGCTACTAATGAGAATGAAATTGCTGAATAGTGGTTATAATACGTAGACAACGTAAAGAAACATAATATGCCATTCATAGCAGGAGAAGTAACAGGTAGACCTAAAGGAAGCGAAGGTAAAGATACCAAACGCGTTCGTGAAGCGATCACAGCAATCACTGAAGGCGGTATAACAAGTTTAAATGAATGTTTTGACGAAATAAGACAAGATAATCCAGCTAAATTTGTTGAATTGTACTTGCGATTATTAGAATACACAATGCCTAAATTAAGGTCAATTGACAATAATATTGATTTAAACGATTCACTAATACAAAAAATAACAGTAGAAGTCAATGCCAAGAGACCTCAACATACAAGCGACGACAGTATTTCAGAATAACTGGGATGCAACTACTCGTTTTGTAGTTAATATTGGTGGATCACGTTCAACAAAAACATACTCAATACTCCAATTATTGATTGTTAAAGCATTAGAAAGTGTTGAACCATTAGTTATATCAATTGTTAGGAAATCCCTACCATCACTCCGTATTAGCGTGATGAGGGATTTCTTTAACATACTTAAATCGCTCGATTTATATAATGAAGAATTACACAATAAAACTGAAAACACATATCATTTAGGCAATTCAATAATTGAGTTTTTTAGTATTGATGATGCACAGAAACGTAGGGGTACTAAGCGTGATATACTGTTTGTAAATGAGGCAAATGAAATTACTTATGAGGACTTCTTTCAATTAAACATTAGAACAACAACACAAGTATATTTTGACTTTAACCCATCAGAAATATTTTGGTACAACGATCAAATACAAACTAGAGATGATATTACAATCATTCATTCAACATATAAAGACAATCCTTATCTTAATGATGATCAGATTAAAGAAATCGAACGTCTACAACACACTGACAAACAATACTATCAGATTTATGCATTGGGTCAGTTTGCAGGATCCATTGATCGTATATATCAGTATATACCTGTTGATGATATACCTGTTGATGTAGCTAAATTAGTAGCATTAGGAATGGACTTTGGATTCACTAATGACCCAACAACATTAGTTGAGGTTTGGAAAGACAATAGAGACAATATCTGGTTGAATGAATTAGTTTATGAGCAAGGCTTAACAAACGGCGATATTGCTGCTTTATTAGGCCAATATGGAGTTGATAAGTATATTGAAATAATAGCTGATAGCGCTGAACCTAAATCGATTGAAGAATTAAGGCGCTTTGGATATAACATTAAACCAGCACACAAAGGCCCAGATTCAATTAATAATGGTATTGATATATTGAAACGCCACATAATTCATGTTACTAAACAATCAGTTAATTTGATTAAGGAACTAAACAATTATAAGTGGGTAACAGATAAAAACGGAAATAAATTAAACAAACCAGTAGATATGTTTAACCACGCTTTAGATGCTGTACGTTATGTAGCACTTAATAAAATGAAAGTAGAAAATAAAGGTAGATACAACATAAGCATTGTAGGTAGAGATGGTGAATTATCTAGAGCAATTACAGGACAACAAAATTCAAAAACATACGCAATAAGATAACATGAAATTAACAATTACATACCCTGATAGTTGGGCTGAAGTAAAATTATCACAATATTTAGAATACACTAAGCATGTAAAACCTTGGACAGAAACAGAAGAATATGCTGAAAGATCAATACAATCAGCATTGCTACATTTTTGTAAAGTACCTGTTGAATACATAAATAAATTACCTAAAGCAGTAGCTGATAAAGCATCTGTAAAATTAGGAGAATTATTTACTGATATAAACAAAAAACCGTTAGTAACAGAATTTACTGTTGGTAGTACAGTGTATGGTTTTATACCTGCACTAGATGATATGACATATGGTGAATATTTAGATTTAGTTGCTTACACTAAAAAGGATATGTGGGATAATATTCCTACAATTATGTCTATTTTATACAGACCAATTACAAATCGCGTAGGTAAATTATATACAATAGAACCATACTCAGGTACACCTGAAACTAGAATAGAATTATTTAAACACATTCTAACAATGGATGTTGTATTTGGAGCTATTGGTTTTTTTTTAGGTTTGCAGAAAGACTTACTGATAGGTACCCTGACTTATTCAATGGAGGAGATGAAGAAGACCAAGGACCCAGAAACATTAGCCATACTGCAGGATTTAACGAAAAATGGTCAGGATATAGTACAATCGCAATCTTATCTAATAACGACCTTACGAGATTCGACACTATAACTGAATATCCAGTACATAAATGCTTAACGTACTTATCATATCTAAAAGATTACAATGAATTGCAAGTACAACAAGCTAAACAATACCAAGCATTTAAGTAAATTTGGATTGGGCAAAATTATTGACGTAACTTCTAATTCGCTGGTTCAATTATTAACCGATTAATAAAACTGGTTGAATAGAAAAAATGTAGCAATGGTTGAAATGAAATCACGTTCTGTGGTTACAATGTTAGATGAAAAAATACTTTTCTAGTCGCGATACTCGATATGCAATTGAGGAAAAACCATCACCGAAATTTTCGTATGGTTTAAATGTGCCTGGTTCACCCGCTTTTCAAGCATGTTTATGTGCTGATAAAGATAACTTAACCTATAGCAAGAAATGTTGCAAGGGTTATTTATTTAATCAAGGCATCGGTAACATCACGGCGCCATATTCAGGTAGTATATAATGAAAAAGTATTTTAGTAATAAAGTAACAAACCCAAACGCAAGCAGAGATGCACCTAATTTCTCGTATGGTAAATCAGGTGTTAGAGGTGGTTCACAACTAGCATGTTTATGTGCAAATAGAAAAACATATAGTAAAGAATGTTGTAAGGGTTACTTACTAAATCAAACAATTGGAAACATTATTTCACCATATCCAAATGCTGGAAGAGCATTTAATGAAGGATTTAGTGATGGATTCTCTTAATAAACTAAAGTATGCCGTACAGTCGCAGTGATATATTAAATCAAAACACATCAGATTTTCCTAATAATAATTCAGGACAAATTACACCTGCAATATTAAGAGATTTTAATGCTAATTTTGTTAACTCAGTTCAATTCATAGGCGATCCTACAGATAGCGCTTCATACGCAGTATCAGCATCATTTGCTGTTTCATCTTCATACGCAGTAAATGCTAGTAATGCTAATACAGCTACATCAGCGTCTTATGCACTGAATTCAACATCAGCTTCATACGCATTAAACGCAACAACAGCTTCTTACTCAAACACATCAACGTCTGCAAGTTATGCTTTAACAGCATCATTTGCTCTAAATGCACCAACAATTGATACAGGTAGTTTTGTAACTACATCTTCGTTCAATGCATATACTGCATCAACAAATACGTTTACTCAGTCTATACAAACGCAAGTAAACAGTTTAGCTGCAGCTACTTCATCTTATGTGACAAATAGCCAAACTAGCAGTATGAGCGTTTTAAGCGCTTCATTTGCAGCTACAGCTTCATTTTTAACTGGTGCAGTTACATCAGCGTCATTTGCTACATCAGCGTCTTATGCTGTAAATGCTACATCAGCATCTTTTTCTCAAACAGCAATAAGTGCATCATATGCTCCTGATACTACTTTTCCTTATACTGGGTCAGCTAGAATAACAGGATCATTAGGTGTAACGGGTAGTGTAAATGCAACCTCATTTACAGGTTCATTATTTGGAACTGCCTCTAGAGCAGATAATGCTACATCAGCATCATACGCTTTAAACGTAACAACAGCATCTTATTCAAACACATCAACATCAGCTTCATTTTCTCAAACAGCAATATCAGCTAGTTATGCTTCACAAGCACAGAATGCAGTTAGTTCATCATTTGCTTCTGCAGCTATATCTGCTTCATTCGCATCAACAATAGCAAGTGGTTTAAATATCACTGCATCAAACATATTAGTAACAAATAACTTAACTGTAAATGGTACAGCATCATTTGGTTATACTAAAACAGTTACAGGCTCAG